CACCTGTATCCCGATACCTATAAGCAACTACTCGCAGATGAGAGGAAAGCAGATGAGGAAACGGGAAAGAAATGGTTGGACATTGGTGGTGTTTCTCTCGTCAGTAATTCTAGTCATAGGAATACAGACGGCTCACTCACCCATACTCGACCCGACCAAACCAACTCAGATAGTAAAACACAAGGCGACTATGAAGGAGAAGCGTGAGAACAGATTACTCGCAAAGACCTACGCTTCGGCTGGTTGGGGATGGAGAGGAATCCAGTGGGAATGTTTACAGTCCCTTTGGTCCGCTGAGAGCAGGTTTGATAACTACGCAGACAACAAACGAAGTAGTGCTTTCGGAATTGCTCAACTCCTTGGAGAAAAGGATAGACGACCTGAACTCCAAATTCTCCACGGTCTTAAATACATTTCTCAAAGATACGGAACACCTTGTAAAGCGTGGAAGTACCACATTAGACACAACCACTACTGATGTGTTAGAGTAGGTTTAGTCAGACCCTTTCCTGACTAATAAAACCCCTGTAAGGTTTGCGCTTACGGGGGTTTCTAATTATCGGTTGAGTAAAAGCCACTCCCTTTGAAGTGAACGGGAGTGGCTGACCAATTTCTCTGGCATACCACTTGGCACTGTCCACATATAGGAGAGGAAGCCTCTGAGTGGATACTGCGCTCAACATAAATAATAGTTTTACAATTAGGGCAGAGGTACTCGTATGTCATTAGTTATACGGAGATTCTCCGCCGATATTGTTATTAAGTTTTCTAATAGCAGATGATGTTCTCCTGTCGGCGGTAGAGGTAGAGCATTCAAGGTACTCTGCTAGTTGTTGTAAGGTAATATTGTCGTTGTATCGAAGGCGTAAGATATCTTGGTCTTCCTTATCAAGTAACTGGTAAGCCTTCTTGATGTCGATAAGAATGGCAAGCAGGTTGCCACCTTCTGCTGGTGCTGATGGCTTGCGTGGTGTGCCATCGTTAATAAGGTTCTGTGCCTGTTCTAAGGCTGTGTCATTCATAATCGAGGCGATAACGTGAGGGAGAAGTTGAGCAATCGTTACGCTGTCATAGAAGGCTTCATCGTTGGGCTGATAGCCAGACTTACTAGCCTTCTCCTTGCGAGCGTATCTTTCTAACGCTCTCTTAATCTGCCACGCTATACGCTTCTCATTAAAGCCACGCTGTATTTCATTCTCCACAGATAAAGCCTCATTAAATTGCGCTGACTTACTATAAGCAAAGGCATATGCTTCTTGCTTGATATCGCCACGCTCTGTGTATGTTCTATATCTGCGGTAGGTTACAGTGACAACGCTGGCGATGATGTCATCGAGGGCTGGGTGTAATTCACTCACGAGGATATTCCTTTGTTGCGCTAATAAGATTCTCTGGTGTGAGCAGATAACCTTTACTTAAATTGGGTGGTATCTGACATTGAATTTCTTTTCCGTAGACAGCAACCGCAAAGCGAAGTACCTCAGTGGGTACGATGACGACAGAATCTTCCAAGACAAAAGCCCAGTAGCCTGCCTTAGTAATCGTCAGTCCAGAACTACCCCAAGTGTTGGTCTTAGTAAAGAAACATTCAGTCTCCACATAAATGTTTCCTGTATCTACCCATCGTCTATCACGCTTGACTTCGATAGTTCGCTTGCCTAAGAGCAGGTCGGAGACTAACTTCTCTCCGCTTACCCCATACTCAAAGTCTAAATCGAAGTCAGAAAAACTACTCATCAGGTAACTCAGGCCACGTCTTATCTAAAACCATCTGTGCGATGGCAGAATAATTCATCAGGTCTACAAAAGAATCACGCAAGGATTCATTGGATGGTTTAACACCGTTATCTAAGAGGTTATTAATGCGTGCTATCTTGTCCCACATACGCACACGCAGCCCGTTGAGAGCACCACCAGGAGAGTGCGCCACATTGAGGGGTCCGTAGTCGGAGTGCTTGCGTAGCAGGAGAGAGCCAGCAGAATCAAAGACTGCCCACATATCAGTAATAAACTTCTCGCTTACTTCTTTATCGGTATTGGTTTGGATGTAATAGTTCCTGCCTTGTAATCTATCGACACTATTACCATCCCCATATTCATCAACAATTCTGCCACTTGATTCAACTCCTTCTTGCTGGTCATACATTCTTTCCTCCTAGTAGGTTGGATAGTTGTTCTGGCCCGTTGGTCAGGTAGTAATCGTTGATGTCCATACCTGCGGGTAATTGTACTATTTGTCCGTTAACTAAATCACCTGCGACACGACGAGCGAACTCTGCTCCAGGGTTAGAGCCATCCTCTTTGATGTCATTATCACCAGCAATATAGACAGTATCAAATCCATTAAATAACTTTGAGTAATACTCTTTCCAGGAAGCAACACCAGGCACACCCACTGCTGGTATTCCTAGCACACCAGAGATAATGATTGCATCGAGTTCACCTTCGCAGATAACAATACTTGGTGCGTCAGCAAGAGTATCTATCACATTAAACAGGTGCGTTTTCTGTCCAACAGGTTGTCCATACTTAGGCTTGCCATCATCTAACCTGCGGAACTTAACGATAGTTACCTGAGCACTGGCATTAAAGTATGGAATGCATAACCATCCTTCAAAGGCTTCGTGTCCGTTAAGTGGTTCAACGATAGTTCCAAGTGAGAACTGCTCTGCTACCTGCCTAGATATCCCACGTCCTGCGAGATAACTTTCTGCCTGCTCGCTTAGATTTTGACTGTAATGTGTGACCGCTTCCAGTAGCGATTTCTTCTGCTCTGTTAACAGCATCCTTAAATCCCATTCCTTCCTTCTCCATTACTACATCTATTGCACTGCCACCCTTGCCACAGGTGTGACAGAAATATAAATTACCGTAGGTATCTATCACTGCACTGCGCCGTGTGTCTGAGTGCATACAGCACTTGACTGATACGTTACGTCCCTCTTTTACTTCCCCTCCATAGTGCGAAACAATTACTGCTATGGGGATTGCAGTTGCATCGGTCTTACCTTTGCTCTTGCGACGTACTCTGGACCAACCTTGTGTTGACATCCGCACTCCTTATCACAGCACTGATGAGTAGTCTCAGCCAGTACATAATGTCCTCGCTTGTTGTACTCACCAGCCCTGATGCAATCGTTGCAAATCATTTCTTTTCTTCTTCTGCTTTCGGTTCTTCTTTTGTTTCTTCTACTGGTTGTACCCAAGTTTGTGTGCTTGTGATATTACCTTCTGGTGTTGGCATTGCTTTCTCCTTTATCCAACTCTCTAAGTCTTGGATGACCCAAGCCTTTTCTATTCCTGCATTCCTTCTTTTCACTACAACAAAGGCTGGAGGTGAAGAGGCGAGACCTCTAGCCTTTGCGTAGTTTTCTGCTTCAGTCGTTGCTTCATCCCAAAACGTCGGAAGGGATAACGTCTTGCGATTCTTCAACTCCAAAATATAGGTCTGACCTGCGATTATGCATACTAAATCCCCTTCATCTTTGGTGCCAGCAAGGCGTAGCCTCTCTGCTGTATGACCAAGTGAGCGCAGCCACTTCATCACATCAGTCTCAAACTTTGCACCCTTTGCTTTGTTATACGCGCTCATCACGAATGGCTCTCTCGATTCCCTCTTCCAAAGTAATCTTCGGAGTGTAGAACTCAAGCAACTTAGAGTTGTCGCTGACTCTGTGCATACAACCAACAGGTTTATCTGGACGAGTAACTATCTCCGCTGTGTATCCAGCATAGTAAGTAACCATCTCTGCTAATTGAATGAATGATGTTGCTCTACCCCAACCAAGATTAGTTGGACCAGTAACATTATTTTCAACAGCAACCATCACTGCGTTGATGATATCTTCGATATGTATAAAGTCTCGTGTCTGCTGACCAGTTCCCCATACTTCAAATGGATTCTGCTTCTCTATCGCACGCTTGATGTACATAGGAAATGGATAGGTTAAGTCTTGACCTGGACCATAACCTGAGAATGGTCTAAAGATATGAACGTTATCAACAAAGGATGCTAAGAACTCACCAGTTAATTTAGACCAGCCATAGGTAGCATCAGGTTTCTTTGGACTATGAATAGACATATCCCACTCGCGTAGTTTGATATGCATATCATCTGTCTGATACATAATTGGATATGCAGCAGATGATGAGAAGTAAACTATTTTACCTGGCGTAGTCTTTAAGCACCATTGGAAAAACTCTGAATCAATAGAGAGGTTATCAGCGACCGCCAATGGTCTGCCCTCAATACTTTCACGACCGCCCACAATAGCAGCAAGATGAACAACAAGGTCAAAACTTTTATCAGATTCTTTGAAGTAATCACGGCAGTCAACTCCATCTTTTATATCTATGCCAACAACATTCCAACCTTTACCTACTAGGTAGGTAGTGAAGTGACTTCCAACAAATCCTAAGTGTCCAGTAACAAGTGCGTTCTTCATTTCATTATGGCCTTTGCCACCTTGATTGCATCATCTTTCATCTCTTCCAACGCATACCTGCGGAACTCTTCCGCGTCGTGGTTGCCTACCTCTGATGAGTTTACCTCGTGGTATTGCTCATCTGCCTCAGACTTGCCGTTCATATAATGCATATGTTCGATGATGACATCGTGATGGTAGTCGATGCAGTCCAAGATATTTCCAATAGCCATCCAGAAGTTATCCATATACAAGTGAATTAACTTTGGTGGTGCCATAAAGCCCAGCGCTTTAATGATGTTGGTGCTCATCATCACCGCTGTCGCTAAGTTCTGTCCTTGGAATAGGTCGTTGCCATAGGCAAGACCGTAGCCTCGCTTATCTATTGGCTTGTATAACTTCTCATCCCAACCAAGAGTGCGAACCATATGGTCATCGCCCATAAAGGTAATGGTCTGATACTTGTCGGCATACTTAGTAGCCAGCAGGTTAAGTGTTCCATTCATTCTCAACCGTGGATTAACCTCATACTGAACGCCTTTAATCTTATTCTCTAGGTACTTATCAACATCATCGTCATCTAAACCAAGCATCACATCAGAGATGATGGAGTTCTTGATGACAGCCTTAGCACTAGCCTTAGCCTTATCTGGTCTGCTACGCGTAGGAATAATTACCAAGTTTGTTTTCATTACCAACTCACATTCGAGTGTAGATAGGAACGACCCTGTGCATCACTGTCACCTATCTGGCAGGTGCCAAAGTTTACAAAGAGAGTGGCCCACTCTGAAGCGTCTGCGGTGTGTGGTCCGAAACGATTCTTCACAGCGGCCACTCTCAACATACCCTGCGGGTCATACCCCAGAGTAAGAATGATGGCAGGTAGTTGACTTACCTTGCCGTGGATTGAACGACGTGGCGGTGGCATAGTCGGAGAACCATACTCACTAGCCTCTGAGACGTGGTGCAATACCAGCACACACGCTTCAGTCTTTCTCGCCATATCGTGCAACTCCATCATAATCGCACGCAAACCTGCCCACTCATTATCAGATTCTGCTGCGACGTTCATCAAGTTATCAATGACAATTAACTCTGGTGATACTCCATAGAGTTCTATGTATGCCTTGACTTCTGCTTCGATATCATCAAGAGACGGAGATGAGTCAAAGACCCATTGGATATTACCTATTCCTGATAGATACTCACCGTAGTAATTGTCATCTCGTTGCAGGTTCTGCTCAACAGTTAACTGGCTATGACCAGATAGATGAGCAGATGCCCTTAATATGACAGTAGATATATCTGTGTCAGCAGAAAAGAATAGAGTTGGAACGTTTGCTTTAATGGCATAGATAAGTGCAAACATAGACTTACCAGCATTGGGTGCAGCAGCAACCATACAGACTTGTCCACGTCTAAACTTAATGTTCTTGCCTACTAAGTTCTTCCACACATCGGGCAGTGGTGACGCTTTAGTCTGCGTACCAGCCCAAGCCTTATGTATTTTAAGCAACGCCCTCTTCCCTTACCCTAATGTTTCTTTGCCTGCGAATTACACGACGCTGGGTTTCGACAAGTCCTCCCCAGATACCGTGGTGTTCATTGTAAATTCCCCATTCGGCGCATTCTGTTTGGTGTTGGCATCGACCACATATACTTTTTGGATAACGTGAGTCAATGTGATTGTCCTCTTTATCTGGGAACCACCAGTCCCCACCAACTTCTGCACATAGCGGAGCCTCGTATTCTCGTGGCTCACGCATTGAGTTATCTCACAAATATAGCGTCACACTTATTTGGAGCACCCTTCGGTGCTGGACACATCCAACCTTTCCACGGACCTTTAGCAGATACACCTTCACGGAATGTCATCGCACCGTGCGAACAGGTCGGCGCTTGACCTTCTTGTACGACTGGCTTTGGTGGGTTAACCCTGTCATCAAGTGAATTGATTCGTGGGGCTGCGCTATTTCGTACGGGCGCAGAATATGTAGAGCCTCCGAGAGATTGACTCACACTGCCGATGAGTGGAGCAAAGTCTTGCGCTGTTGTTAGTAGCGCTTCTAGTTCCTCTTTGCTTGCAGCATAGAGGTTAATAAGAGTTCCGTCGGGTGACTTGAAGTTCACCTGGAACTTTGTGTTTTCTGATGCAGCCATTATTTATCTCCTTGTAACTTCACAGAAAGCCTTGTGCTCTCTGCGCCCTGCTTTGTTGGGACATAACCAAGAAGTCTTTCTACCTCTTCTTTGTCCACTTGCTTGATACCTGCAACTGTAGTCCAACTTACTGACACACCAGTTTGTGTGATACCAGCAAACCCTTGTAGTGATTCCTTAAGAGAATCTTTTTCTTTTGTTAACTCTTTAATCTTCTCATCTAACTGAAGAAACTTTAACGCATTGTTACTTGCGTCTGGGTCTTTTATCTCTACATTTTCAGTTTTTGTACGTTCTTTTTTTAGACCAACGCATCCCATCTCACCAGATGCGTCGTAGTATTTACAATAGAACTTGCAGTAACTTTCATCTCGCTCTGGCGATGGAGCCTCGCTGGATGCCTTAATCGCTTCGAGCCAAGACAAGGCTTCGAGCGCAACCTTCTCGTCATACTCTTCAGTATGTACTTTGATGTCACGCTCGTCGCCGTCCCTCGGTATGGCTACCAGATTAACACGTTGGGGCTTCCCCTTCCCCGACTTGTCAAGCAAGTAGCCATAGACCTGAACCTGCCAACGTTGCTGCTGGCTAGGAAAGTATGACAGGTTTTGTTTCTTAACTGTCTTCCAGTCAACCACATCACCTGATGATGGAATGAACAAGTCGATATGTGCTTTCATACCGTTGTATTCCACTTCGGTTTCTATCATTAAATCTTCACGCCCGTCAAGTGCGTTTTCAATAGCGTTATGAATTGCAGTACCCATAATCGCTGCAAGTTTTAATTCATTATCGTTAGTCTCTGGTTGGTCATTGAGTCGATACCACACTTTACGAGAGCAACCACCTAACTCTGATGGTCCAATCTGTACCTGCTTTGACCTAGCCCTTGAGTTCTCTTTGTGATGGAGAGCAGTAATTAACAATTCCTTTGGGTCAGTCACGCTAACTCCTTCTCAATAGCCTGAATAGTTGGGCAAGGATATGCAGAATTGTATGCACCATCATTTGTGTATTCTTCACAGGATGAACAAGCAATATATTTATCGCCAAACCAAGGCGGCGTCGTTTCAATTGGTTTATGCAATTCCACTACTGAACGAAGGGCTTTGGTTCCCCACATTCCTTCTGCTAAACGCTCAATTTCTTTTATTCCAAAAAGCAATTCTTCGTGTGTCATTCGCAGTCCCCTTCACACTCGTGTGTTTCCTCAAATTTCTTTTCGCATCTATCGCATAGTGCGCCGTTATCTATGCACCAAACACAGTATCTATCTTTCTGAAATAAAACTTTCTGGTCATCGCATCCCATTAGAACGCCTTATCCCAGCGGGTTAGTGTGACATTAAAGAATAATAAGTTTAATTGAAATACTGTTGCTATCTTCACACCAGTATCTTCTCTGAAGACTTGATAGAAGTCAAGACCTATTGCAAAGTTTGTTAGTTGATAACGGTTAACGTAAACTGTTGACCGAGAAAAATCTTTCTGCATTAGTACACCCTTTCCTGTACAACTAATTGAACAGGTTCGTGGGTATTCACGTCAAGCACCGACGCTATTTCTATGGCGTGTTTTGCATACTTCTCTGGTTGAGAATATGCGCGGTGCAAGTTCCCAAAGAGAAAGCCCAGAGCAAACTGGCCTCCTGTACCAAGACCGTACAGCCCGTGGTCAGACTGAATAAAAGATAAATCGACAGCGATATGAAACAGATTGCCATTGAAAGAAACCAGATAGTCAAAGCCAGCGTCTTTGTCTTTTGTGGCCTCGTATGGGTCATAACCATTCTCCTTAAATGCAGCAAGTATTGACGGCAGTATCTTCTTACCCATCCATTGAATCGGGTCTGCGCCTTTGTATGCTGGCGGATTCCAGTTGTATGCAAGGATGTCACCAGGGCGCGTATCACCTACGATACCTAGCAGATACTTTCCGACGTGTACTATCTTCGGTGTCTTAGTTGAGATTGTCCGTAGATTATCTTCGGTGATTTGTGAATCAGCGGCTAAGATAACTTTATCGTCGGTCTGTATTCCGCAGAGTGTTGTCATAATCTCACTATACATTATCGGCGTGTCTTCCCTGCAGTGACACGCTGGTTAATTACAATATGAGCGTCAGCGAATATATAAGAGCCGCCATATATCGGCGGCGGCTCGAAGCGCTCGGCGAGGGCCTCGCATCAGCCGAGCAGACTGTGTTGCTCCGTCTACTCACCCTGCTGAAAAAGCGGGACAGTCTACCACCGATAACTGCTGCTGATTTACGAAGCCTTGGTCCAATCCATATCTGTTCCTGCGGATGTTCTGTCTTTAATGTATTCGCTCAGTTTGAAGATTATGAAATTTCTTGGTGGGCTTTAGATGCTACCTGTGCTAACTGTGGCAACCTGGTTCGTATCCCCTGTCCAGTAGACAAAGATGCATAAACTGTCCAACATTGATACAGAAAACAGAACAGCAAGTTGCGCTGTCTGCGGAGATGTACTCATCCGCTATCGTGAGAAAAATAAGAATACAGGCAAGATAACTTGGCGCTGTGCCAATGTAGTCAACCGCCGTCAGAACGCTCTCTATTGGCCTTACAGGCTCTTTAAGAAAGCATCCTGTGAGAAGTGTGGCTTTGTCCCAGAGCACTCTGCTCAGTTAGATGTGGACCATATAGACGGCAACAGTAAGAACCACGACCAGTCTAACCTGCAGACCTTGTGTGCTAACTGCCATCGCTTAAAGACTATACAAAATAAAGACCATATGAAAACAAAAAAGAACCCCCACCCAGTTACGGGTAGGGGTTTATTGCCTCGCAGTTAGCGGTTAATTACTTAGAACCGCGTCCAAATTCTTTTGCGTGTGGGTCAAGCCACTTGAGTAATGGACCAGCAAAACCTGCTAGTGCTGCTGCTCCAAGTTTCTTTGGGTCTGTTTCGCCAGCAAGGTAAAGTGCTACAGCAGATGCTGCTGCTGCACGAAACCAAGTAACGCTTACTGCTTTGAACTTTGCGTTCATTTGCTCTCCTTCTTTTTTGGTAAAGGTTTGGGGATAAGTGTCTTTACCTTTGGTACTTCACCCATCCAGGAAAACCAGTTGGATGTATCCTCACCGCAGCCTGGCTTAATGGATATATGAAGATGATGGTGGTGCTTATTTGGACCTGTGTAATCGTGTTCGTGTCCATCCTGCCAGATTCTTCCAGCGTGGATGAGATACTTCACTCGCGGGTCAGCCTGTAATCTTTTGTAAATATCTTTGCAGTCAACACCATTTGCTGGGTCTGTTGTTAAATCAACAGCAAAGCCTGAGTTGTGGTCAGAGTTTGGATTCTGTTTCTGATGGGCCGCAGATGGTAATAATCCATCGGCTGTCTTGTTCCTCTTCGGCCAGAATGCTGTCGCTTGGCGAAGCACAGCAATCGCAGCAGGCGTTGCTTTCTTTGCTAATGGAATCATTTACTGTGTTCCTCGATATGTTGTTCAAATTTTCCCTCTAATCTGGCAAGCATTACCTTGATAGCAGTAATGTCATCGCGCATAGAACTGCCACCATTAGGTTTCATTTCAGATAAGTAGTTCTTAATTAGCCAACGGAATACTCCGCCGACGGCAAGAAGGACTGCTAGGAATCCTGATACTGTGGTAGCCCAGTCTGCGATGGACATTATGTTCTCCTATACTGAACGGATGGTACACATCAGCACTCCACCAAAACCAGTGAAGCGCTTATCTGTAGGTGTGCGGTTGACAAAGTCAAGTTCTTCAATGATACCTAGGTAAGATTCCCCAGTTCTGAAGTCTTGAATACGGATGGTATCGCCAATGTTTTCTGTTGCTTGGAGTTGACTCATACGGTCCCAGGCTCGTCCTTCATAACCAACCTGTACACCGAACTTATCCATCTCAAAGTCATAGCAAGATAGCGGGTACTGAATCAAACGCTGACGTGGTACAGAAGGCAGAGCCTTAATCTGATAACCAGTAAATAGCGGTGATGCGGACTGGTCAGTTCCGCGAAGTATTGTGAACTTAAACGCTAGGTATTGCTGCGGAGCATTTGGATAGGAGACAGCAAGTTCATTGATTGTAGAATCCTCGGCGTATGAGCCAAGTGAGTACTCCACATTCGATGCGTCAATAGATGAAACCTGCAGGCCACCATTTGTTGTATCAAACTTAGGCAGAACAAACTTAAAGATTTTATTTTCAAGTGTATTAAACCGAATGAAACCTGTTTGTAGGTATCCCTGGTAGACAAGGCGAGTATCTGATTCGATGTAGACAGAACCATTTCCTGCGCTTGTAGCAGCAGTAGTAAATGCCATTCTGTCTGTACCGTCAATAAATGCTACGGCAGTTGTGTAATGACCAGTGACTCTGCTACCTGCAGTCTCTGGGTAGTAGTAAGTATCATAAGCATAAGGAAATACCAACGGAGTAATCTGTGTGCCAAGGTCAAAGCGAATAGTTCCTGGTGCATTCTCTACGCCAGTTGCTGCCCATACATAGGTATCGCGTGCAGCAAAGTCATAGACGGGCTGACCGTTCTCCCAGATAAGAGGACCGTATGAAAGAGAACCATCGGTATCTGATACTGCAGCAGCACGAACACCTTTGGTAGTTCCAATAACCATAAAGCCAAGATAGTAATAAATCTTGTAAATCAATTCACCGTTTGGCATTTCAGCAGCAGTGATAGCGCTAGATAGTGTAGGCATAGCGCCAGCAGTTGTCAGCGTAAACTTCTGTACGTTGGACTGGCTTCCTGAGTAACCAGCGCAGTAGATTGCAGCACCGCTAGATGTGATAGAGGTGTAGGTAAAGTTATCTACTGGATGGGTGTACACAGGAGTTGGCAGAGCAGTTGCCGCTGGAGTTATTTCATAAACCTTGTTATTGATACAAGCAACGATACGTTCTTTGGTAAACTCTAGTACTACGTTGGTTGCTGTCAAACCAGTAACATCAAACATCTTGGTTTCTGCAGTAGAACCATTGCCAGTTAATGGCTTCTTGTACATCGTTAACTTGGTTGCTCCACCAGATGTTACGTTAGTAATCCAGTAGACATAGACTCCGTCATCGCACATTGCGTAGACTTTGTCAGCAGAGCCAGAGTTGTAATCAACAAAGTGGCAGACATTTGATGTGATAGTACCTGTCGATGCAGTCGATGTGACATTCGATGCGGTCTTGGCATAGGTCAACGTGGTAGCAGTAGGGATAGATGCGATGGTGTGGGTACCGTTGAAGGTAGCATCTACGCCAGTAACAACAATCTCCATACCCACATCAAATCCGTGAGCAGCAGATGTAGTAAGGGTTGCTACGTTAGATGTCAGCGCCTTGTTAGTGACAGTTGCTGTGATGGTTGGGAAGATTTTGTCGATGTCGTAATCGTCAAGGAGTAAGCAACCGTTGAACTGGTTATAGGTTGTAGCACCTGTATACGCCAGGTTCTTCCAAGTAATAGAGCGAAGGAACTGACGTGGTCTTAGGTTTGTTGAATCTACCTGACCTGTTGTGGTATGCGTAGCATCAACATCAAGGATAAGAGTTGCTTGTCCCTTAGTCCAGACATCTAAGCCTTTAGATTCTGTGTACTGAAAGCGCAGTGATTCATCTTGGATAGGCTCAAAGTATTTGATGCCTTGCCCAAAGTGGAATGATGACTGGCTTCTAAACCACCAACCAAGCAGTGACTGCTCACCTGCTTCGCGGGTAAGGTCTAACTGTTGACGGCGATACTGAGCAGTAACTCGACGATAAGGAGAGTCGTCGGAAGTATCAAGGAAGAATGGGTAACCACTGATTGCTACATCGTAGGCTTCAGCGGTAGCGTTATATGACGTATTACCTGCAGGATTTGACAGGTTATACGGAATCGGGTCAGTGATATCACTGCCATAAGCCATTGATTATCTCCCATACTTTGCCCAGATGAAACCTACTACTGCACCGCAAATGAAACTAATAACAAGAATCATATGCTCCACCAACCATCAGACTTAGCGTTGGGGTTATCTATCTTCCACTGCTCATTAAGTTTGTTCTGGTATTCCCAGTCAACATCGTGATTGTGGTTTGGGTCATCACACATTAGGCAAGAAGTAACTTAGCCTCATCCTCGGTGATACCTAATTTAGCAAGAAGTTCTGCTTTAGCAGCAGCCTTTGCTACAGCCTCTGCTTCTTTTGCTGCTTGCTCTTCAGCGAATTTTGCTGCGTCTGCCTCCATCTGTAATACCTCTTCTGGTGTTAACTCCACCTCAGTTGAGATTCCAGTAGAGCAATCGACTACGATTTTTGTTGGCATTATTTCTCCTTATGATTTCTTGATTCCGTAAAGTGTTGCGGTTGTGTATTGAACAAA